ATATATATATTTTTATAATTTGCTTGGACGCGATATAGCTTCATAGGGTATTATATATCAAATTGTGATATAAATGCAACTATGTGGTTGTTTTGGGTTTTTTTGGTGGTATTATTTGTTTTTCTTTAGGCATTACTGTCTCTTTACACTCAAATTTTACCACAATTTTACTATTTTCTATGTATTGTCTGTCAAATTCTTCAGTCATTTCTAATGATTTAAATGTGCCGTGAGCTATTCGATAGCCAAATTCTACACACTCTGTGTGAGTTGCAAATGAATGGCCAGTATAATGATATGAGGGACATTGACCACTTAACATGCTACACATATATAAAACAACAAAAAATTTACTCATAAAATTATCCTTGCATATCCCATGAAAATAATTATATTTAAGATATTATAAATAATAACAAAGAGGAGGCCGCATGGCAACAACGTTAAAAAGAGATGCAGATGGACTAATAACCACAGGTCCAGTAATAACCACAGGAGAACCACTTAAGCTTACACAAGAAGCAACAGAACTAGATTTAGCAATAGATGAATTATCAAAAGTATGTAAAAGACTTTGCGATCAACTCGATGATCTGACAGCTAATATTAAAAAACTTACAGAGGAAAATGAAAGGTTGAAAGATGCATTGGGTATTGTAGAGTCTAGTCCATTTAAAGATATGGAGGATATTCTCAATGGCAAGTAAACTTACGTGGCGTATGACAAATAAATCTGAAACATTTAAAAATTGGTGTCAACAGGTTGACAGGATTTTATCCGACTTACCTGCGCATACAGTTAATGGTATGCCACTCGAATATAGTGATGATGAATTTCAGAATTGCATGCGTAAATTACAACAATGCTCATTAAAGTTTGATGACATGCCAATTTATATTATTAACGAAAAGGTATCTAGTGAATTATGCTACGATCAATTGAAGGGAATGGAGGAAGATGAAAGATCTGATATTTAGTATGATATTTATTGCTTTGCTTACAATACTACCAGCCAAAATAATTTTATTTTTATTTGGTGGTTTAGGTTATTTAATATTTTTTTAGGAGGATAAATGGACATAAACAAATGGAAATCATGTGCAGTTGATATTGAGTCTTATACAATTATTAGAGCTATGGGACAGAATGGATTTAGAAGACCAGGCAATATGATTGCTAAATTAGTAGATGATGAGGTCAAAAAAATATCAAAAAAACAAGGTATTAGTTACGAAAAAATGAAACAGAATTTACTTGCTGAGGGGCGGAAGCTAGTCAACGGTAAATAATTGATCAATGGGGGTGGCGTACGGGAGACTAACGCCACCTTTAAAAATTAACTGTTGCAATTATGTCACTAATTTTATAAAAATAAAACGTATTCCTAAGCCTAAATGAAAAAGTGGGGCTTCAAAACACTTTATTTTCACCGGACAACGAAAACAAAATTAACTTTAATGAAAAGGATTATTTTGTGGGTAAAGCTGTAAAAAAAAGCAGTGAAGAAGCATTAAATCAGGCGTTAGATAAACTTGTAATGGTTTGTACTAATAAAAAAACTTATGACGAGTTAACGTCTTTAATGTTTCAATTGTATTGTGGAAATGACTTTGGTTTAGGAAATTTTAGTCTTTCTTTCCTTGATAAAATCGAGGATCGATGGCGATCAGGGCGTAAACGTGCTGCAGAATCTAAGGGCATAAAACTGGTTGTTAAAAATAGCTAACCACGGTGTGATCTTTCCATATCTTATATCTTTCCCACATCGTGGTTATGCTAATGGAGAAGAAACCTAGAGGGATACTCAAAGAATCAATTGTGATGCTTGATCTGATGACAGGTCAAGAAAAAATGGATTACCTTGAACGTATGTGGGATTTATACATTCGAGTGTATGAAAGACCTAGGTATAGACGTAAGCGATCACGAACTTTTGTGATGGATAAAAATAAAGCGTATGACTTGTGCTCCAAGCTTACTAAAATTTTTGGGCACTAAATTGAGCCTAGCAATTACAAAACCTAAAGCATTCGCAGAGCAGCGTTTGTTTCAAGCAATCCTTGTACAAGCTTTAGAAGACGCCACTAATCCTTCTAGTTTTAAAAGAGAAACCTACCATAAACATGACAGCCATTGTTGGTTTGTAGATAATTCTGATGACTTTCAACACGTGTGTTGGGGTGCTGAATTAGACCCTGACTTTGTAAGAGGCGAGTATTTAAAAATGATAGACGATGGAAAAATTGTTTTTACTGAAATTCAAATAGCCTGGATACGTTATCGAAGTTTATATAAAAAATATCGAGAGGCTAATAGTAAAGATGAGAGAAGAGAAATTCGTGCTTTAATATTAAAGGAAAATGATAAGAAGTTATCGTAGTCATGGTGGGCGAATGTGTTTAACCCCTGGGGGAATGATTAGAGAGCAATTAAAATGAACTCCCCCAAGAGTTTTTAAGCAAAGAACGTTATTGATAAATAACACAGGTAAACTATACAGGAAAAACGGACACCGGACAACCAGAAATAACCTACCGAACGGGATCAGTGGGTTTTTTACTATATAGATATTCTAGACCCCTAATAAACAAAAAGTACCCCAGGGGGTCAAATAGGTGTATCTGGTGTATCTAAACGTCTATTAATCAATTATACCAACACTTTTAATCAATTTTAATGGTGTATCCGTGGTGTATCTATGGTGTATCTTGGATACACCACTCTTGCGGGAACGCTATCAAAACTTTTTGGGGCTATTACTATGGGTTGAAATAATCTATATAATAAAAAATTATGTATAAAAAAATGTTACGTGGTGGATTAGTCACTAAAAATATTATTGCTGCTTTTAAAGAATATGTAAAATCAGGTGGCAGGAAAACAACTGAAATTGTCACTAAAGCTAATGTAAGCAGAGCTATTGCTAAGTCAGATGTAAAATCAGGTATAAGAGATAGACTTAAAAGTAAAAGAACTGCAGCAATGGTGCAAAGAGATAGCTTAAAAAATAAATCTGGTACATTTAACAGAATGCAAAGAAATAAAAAACAAAAAGAAGTTAGAGAACTTACACAAGATATTAATAAATTAAAATAATGCCAGGTGGTTTAAAAAGAAAAACAGATAGAACAGAATTAGATCTCACTCCTAAACAAAAAATGTTTATAGAGATATACGTAAAAGATTGGGGATCAATAACTCAAGCTGAAGCACTTAAGCGTGCAGGCTATGTTTGTACTAATGAAAAAGATTATGGATCTGTTGCATCTAGAATGTTATCTAGAAAACACAATCCACATATTGCAAAATACTTTGATAAACTCTTTGAAAGAGAAGTTAAGAAGTATGAAAGTGACAACCTAAGAAGATTTAAAAGGTTGGAAAGAATTTCTGACAAGGCCGAGAAAGATAAACAATATGCTGCTGCGATCAATGCTGAATATAGATCAGGTCAATTAGCAGGTGCTTATGTTGATAGGAAAGAGGTACGAGTTAGTGGTTTGGAGGGTATGTCACGTGAGCAACTTGAAAAGAAGCTTAAAGAACTATCGGACAAAATCGATGGCCATAACGCCAAAACGATCGAAGTTGAGTCCGAAGACGTTACAGCAATTGAAAAAAGCTAGTTGGTCTGAGTGGTTAAATGTTTTTAACCAAGTGCATAACTCTACCATAGTTACACATGTAGGAACTATAAAGGTTGAGATTGATGAATAAATATTTAATTGGATTACTAATCGCTAGCACTTATTTATTTGCATTTTATTTGGGAGTAGAATTTGCAATAGACATTTATGAATTTTATTGTTTTAGAACAGATTTATAATGAATAGAAAAAAAATAACTATACCCAAAAAAGTAAAACACGAAATAGATAAATATCCGATGGTATCAGTTGAGTGGTTTGATATTGTTTCGGATAGCTCTTGGAGTAGTTTTTCAGATGTAAAGAAAGCAAAGCTAGCCACATGTATAACCAAAGGCCATTTATTAAGTCAAACAAAAGGTGTGACTAGAATATTTGGAGATTATTCATATAATGATAATAAAACTGAAATAGAGACTATTGGAAATACCACTTTAATACCTAATTCAGTCATCAAAGAAATTAAAAAACTGACTTAATGACAATAAGTAGAAATGCAGAATCTAGGCTATGGCAAAAGGTTAAAAACGGACTGACTGATTGCTTTTTAACCCGCATAGAATCTAGCACAATTAATGGTATACCTGACATACATGCTGTTATGAATAACGAAGTTTTTTG